CAAATTTATATTGGTTTACTACTGCCATTAATCTAAAAAGAAACTTCTAGCTTCTATCTCCTGTTTTAATTCTTCTTGAAACGTTGTATTTAATTTTTCAAGAACAGCATCTAAATCTCTAACTAAAGACTGTGCTACGTCTTCTTCATACTCTGAGCTTGCTCTAGTTAATGTTTGTACTATCTTTGCCATTATCCTGTCATTATTTCATTTAACAATTCTTGTTGTCTTTTTTCTTTTTGCTCTTTGTCTTCTATAAACTCATCTACACCAGTGTCTTGTGTATTCAGAATATTTTCTAACATATTTTTTTGTTGATCATAACTAGCATCTGCCATTAAATCATCTAGACCTACATCTATACCCAGGATGCCATCATTAAAATTAATATTGTCATCAATAACTTCAAATCTAGTGTTTGCGTCTGTACCAGGATTTCTATTTGTATAAAAATCTTGTAAAGTTCCTCCTAACTCATTAACTGAAACTTTCTGTCCACCTCTTGCTGCTTCTAAAGCTTCCATTTCTCTAGCGTATTGATCTAATCCACCCACAGGATTATTAAAAGCAATTCCTTGTGGAGCTTTTGCTGCATTTATTAAAGATGCTATTTCGTTTATATCAAACTCACGGTTAAATTGTTTAGGTGTTCCTGTAGGAAATCTAGAATACGCATTAAGTTGTGCTTTAGTTAATTCTTGATTTATTTTAGCATTAGGATCAAAATCATATGTACCTGGTTTAACTCCACCTAAACCTAATCTATTAAACTCAGACATGTCTCTTGGTTTAGAACCAAAAATTCCTTTACCATAATCATAAGCAGTTCCAATTGCTCCACCTACAAAAGGTATACCTGTTAATAAACTTGCAAGACCACCAAAAAATCTTCCTCCATATCCCGGTTTAAGAGAACCATCAGCTAATGTGTCTGTATATCCATATTTATTTGCACCACCAAAAAAAGGACTTTTACCTGTGTACTTTTGTAATGGACCATATGTTCTATTAGCAATGTTTGCTCTTTCATTATAACCAAGATTTTTAGCTTGTGCTCTTTCAGCTATTTGTAAAGCAGCTCTTTCATTTGCTTTTTGTCTATCAAAATCTCTATCACTTTGTCCAGGTCCTTGGCCAGAAAAACCTGCGCCTTCATTAGCTCCTCCACCTGCAGACGTATCTCCACCACTGGCTCCTGCTCCACCAATATCTCCAAAACTATCTAGTGACATAATTCCTGATGGACCCATGTTAGGACCACCTTCTAGTCCACCATGTATATTTGCTTTTAATATTAAATCTTTTTCTGCTTCTGTAATATAAGCTAATTCTGTTGCTGGTTTATCTGGAGCTGATTGCCATTTTCTAGGTGCTTGAACCTGTGGTTGTTTACCCAAGTAATTATCAACTCCACCTTGAACAACTGGTTTTATTTTTTTATCAATCACTATCTTCTTCCTCCAGCATGTATATCTAACCTAAAAGTACCTAATTTCCAACTAGTATCTACTGCAGTGTTAGATATTGTAAGAGCTATAGCTCTTGCTCTAGCTCGTGTATCTACTTTTGTAGTGCCAGATGTAATATTAAAAGGTCCAAGTGATGAGCTAGCTGAAGCATCATTAGGATAATTTCTTAAATCTAATTGAACAATAGAGGTTCCTTGTTGAGATATAAAATCAGGTATGATTCTACTAACTCTCATAATATTTTCACCATCACCTCTAAGGTCACCTAAGTTAGTTGCAGCTCCTCTAACAACTTTTTGTGTAATGTCATAATCACCAGAGGTAATATTAGCTGGTATAGCTGTTGTTACCCCTAGTCTTACTTGATTAACTCCTGTTTCATGTTCATAATAATACGTAACACCTTCTGTATTACCTGTTACATCAAACGAAGTATCTGTGTTTGCATCATACTGAGTTGCATGAGGTAAACCAAATACAGATGAATCTTGCCATGTAGTTCTAATAAATAAAGGACTTGCATTAACAAACCATATAGGTCGTTTGGCAGTAGAATCTAAATAACTATATGTAACTGATTGTGTGTTAACATTAGATCCAGATTCTGGATAAAACCATGTAACTTCTCCAAACAAGTTGTTAATACCTGCATAAACCATTTGATTAGATGTTGTATTTAAATTGTTATAAACATAGTCTTCAACTAAACAGTCCATAGATTCTAGCTTACCTGTGTATCTAAAAAAACCATTATCAGACATCCAATAAGCAGCACCATCAACTTCTACGGCTGCATTCATACCAATCAATCCACAGTTAGTTCCAACTTGTTCAAAAGCAAATGTAAAAGGTTGACCTACAAAACGCATGGTAAATAAAGCTGTATCAGACCAAATATAAATTGCATTTCTACCAAGCTCAGCTCCTATGATCCTTGATCCGTCGGCCAGTCTTTGTGTACCAGCACTATTGGTTGCTGTTGGTGCGTAGTCGTTAATATTTTCTTGAGATGAAAATCTTATAAACATATCGTCTTGTGTTGACTTATCACCAATTGTTTTTTCTGTTCCAAAAAATATTAAGTGACGATCAGGAGTAGATACTAGCATATCTCTAGATGCTGTTGGTGCACCTGTTATAATCGTAGCTCTAGTGTTTGTAGCATTTGTAGCGTCTGCATCCCACTCAAAACATTCTCCATTAGAGATTAAAGCAATAAGTGTACTTCCTAAATTATCTAATGCCCACATACCAGGTTCGGCAACAGTATCCGTATCAGCTGATGACTGACCCCAACCAGAAAAACCACTGTAATCAGTTACAGTAGCACCGTTGCTGTGAGCAGCTCTAGTGGTTCCTCTTACAGCTCTTGTAATACCAGTTAGGTCATTTCCAGATACGCCTGTATAAGAAATTTCTTCAGTGCCTACCTGAATAAAATTTGTTCCTGTTGTTGGAAAATTAAGTGTAGATGTTAAAGTAATACTAGTTCCTGATCCACCAGTACCATTAGCGTCATTTAATAATGCACCATTTAAAGTTGTTGTTTGAGGTGCTGTTGATGTTCCACCCCATTGAGATATACCCCATCCAAAAACCCCAACTTGTTCTGCTGGACCTACATGATAATATTGAAAAAAAGTTATGCCTCCAGAAGTTGTAGCTCCTGCTCCTCCTTCATTACCATCCATTGTAATAGTTATAGTGGTAGCAGAGGGTATGCTTGTTACCATAAATTTTTTATCACAAAAATCTGCAGCACCAAAATTAGAACCTGTAATAGCGCTAAATGTACTTGTTTCACCAAATAATATAATGTCCCCAGCTTCAAAACTATGTGGACTACCAAATGTAATAGTTACAGTCGGTGATCCATTAGATGTGCTAAATGCATTTGTAATAGCTGTTCCTGATGGATTAACTAAAGGATGTATATCATAATATACTTGTCCAGAATAAGCATATAGTATTCTATTGGTTCCAATAATTGCATATTTAATACCTGCTTTGTTAACCATATGATGCAAACCTCTAGCTGCACCGGTTAATTTACTATCGCCTAATTGAGACCAACCACCTATTTTTTCAGGTGTACCATATCTAAAACGTACATTTTCACCTCCTGTCCATTGAGATTCGGCTCCTGTTGAGGTTACTTGTTTGTTAAATCCGGGTAAAAATCCTAGTTTCTGTAGCATAATTATATACTATATACAGTTTATTTGTTAAAAAATGAAGACTAATTATCTCTTCAAATCGTAGTTATAAGCTAAACTTATTCTGGTATTATCTATATTTTGAGGCTCAACGCAATGGTTAAGATCTGATTTAAATAATAATAATACACCCTCGTTAGGTATGACAGAACACGAGGACCAAGTATATGCATTATCTTGTATAAAATTAGCATCATTTATATTGGGATGAATAGGTGATTTAAAACTAACTTTTGCATCAGACTCTTTTGATTTTAAATAATAGATGGCTGATATATAATTAAAATTATGATTGTGGTATTCTTGAAAACTATTTTCTCTGTATATATTAAACCATCCTTTAACAGGTACAATAGGTTTTGTTTGTCCTAATATGTTTTTAAATTTATTTGCTTCTTCTTCTATCCATTTATTTAAATCATCAAATATACTATCTTTTAAAATGTTATAAGTATTACATGTATTATATAAATTTTTAGATATCCAATTATCACCACCGGATCTATGAGTAGATTCTATTTGTAAACAATGTTTAACTAGTAAATCTTTTATTTCAGAGTGTTTTGCATATTGCGAAAGACTCAAAGGTGTAGGAAATAAATTATTAATTTTCATTAGATTGAGGTTTAAACGTTGAAGGTAAACCTAAAAAAGGTCTTCCATCATATATATTTTGTTTTCCTTGTGTGTCTACGTTATTGTAATGTAAAAATACCTGACCACAATCTTGTCCTGTAAAAGGTTCTCTCCAGTGTTCAAATATACATCCAGAATAAATTAACATATCACCTTGTTCTAAATCTATTTTAATTCCAGGATTATTACTTTCGGAAGTACATCCGTTTTCTCCGGGCACTCCTACATTAAGATTAGGTTCTAAAAATATTGGCCAAGGATCTCCACCTAAATTTAATGTAGTAGAAATTTCACAACTAGATCTATCTTTATGTCTTTTTAATTCATCACCTTTTTTATACAATCTTGCATAGGAATAAGTAGGACATAAGTCTAGCTCAGTTTCTTTTTTCATTAACGGTAAAAGTTTTACTAATAAAGTTTCCATTGCAATATCAGCATAGTGTGAATATGTTTCTGGTATTTGCTTATCAGCCCATGTACCATAATCATCTCTGTAAGGTGAAAGATAACTATTATCAAATAAAAATCTTGAAACCCTTCTTTTCATAAAAAAATAATTATAAACAAAATCAGCCAGTTCTTGTGATATTGCTGATTTAATAACTTTGTATTTAGTATCTTTAAAACTCATATTTTTCTTTTATCCTTCCGTTAAATGCTATTGTAATTCTATCTTCATTGCCATCATATTTTTCTACTAAATGATTATAGTGAGGACTAAACACTATTATTTTACCTATTTCTGGTTTTATAATTTTATTGAAATCTACAAAATTAGTTCCAGGTCCAATATCTGTTAGATATAATACACCGCTAGCAGTAACAGGAAAATTTTCATGGTTTGCTGTATGATTGTGTTTAGCAACATGATCTCCTTTATTTAATATGTTACCCCAAGCTTCATACATATGATATTCATATAAAAGATCTTTTACTTTTTGAAAATTTTTACTTTGATGGGTAAAAAGTTTCCAATATGTCATTTTTCCTTTTACATTAGTTCTATATGAATGGTATTTATCTATGCCTTTAATAACTTCTTGTTTTAAAATATCTATGTAATCCATATCTTTAATTTTATATTCTTTAAGAAACATGTGTTTTAAAAGCTAAAGTAATTCTTACATCGTTAGTAGGAGCTAATCCTCGATGTAATTTTTTTGCATCAAAAGCTATTAATCTGTTTTGAACAAAATCAATTTTGCCTTCTCCTTTAATTTGAAACTGACCATTATTATTAAGTGTTTTAGTTGCCATATATAAACAGGTAATGTCTCCCTCATCTGAATGAAAAGATCCATTCATGTTAGGGTGTTGAATATTAATATACATTCTTTCTAAGTTTAAATTTTTATTTAAAGTTTTTTTTAATTTATAAAGTAAAAAATTATTTAAAGCATCTGTAGGATTTAACATAGATACGTAAAAACAATCTTTATTTTCATCACGAGATTTATGACCATAGTAGTGAGGAAAGTCATATAAAAAATAATGATTTAAGTATTCAACTAAATCTTTATTTAACCAATTATCTATAATTTTTGTTTCCATTATTTAAAAGGCTTACCACAACACCAAATTACCAAACTGTATCTAGTGCCTTTTGTAACTGGTTTTACTCTATGATAATGATAAGAAGGAAATACAATAACTGTTCCTAATGCTCTTGCTTGAGTAGCTGTATTTATATTATTTGGTAATTCGGGATTACTAAAATCAAATTCTAAATCACCACCTTCGTAATCTGTTCCTTCAGTTAAATTAACAGTAACAGATAATTTTCTAATTTTTCCAACAAAATTTTTACCTCTTTTTTCTGTATAAGGCTCTGGCCAACAATCTTGATGCCAACCATAGTATTGACCTGGTTTATATTTTGTAAATTGACAGCTTTCACCCCAATCCCACTCAAAATTCCAACCTGCATTTTTATTTGCTAAATGAACATATCTAAAAATTTCTTGATAAATCCATTCGTCAGTAAGCCATACTATACTGGAATCTCTTTTTGTTTTTAAATCTTTTAATTCTTCTGTAGTTAAATCTTTTTTTTCTGTTCTAGTAAAACCACCAGTTAAAGCTAACTCTTCTTGTTTAGAATTACCATGACGAATAATATCGTCACAAAATTTTTTAGGTATTACTCTATCAAAAAACCAAAAACCATTTTTAAAATTCATAAATTACTTTCTTATCTGTATTTACCACAAAGGTATTAAAAGTCTAGTTTTATGACCAATTACCGTTTTCTAAAGCTGCAAACTGCGCTTGTAAACTCCAAACCCCACTAGTGTTTTGGAGTGCATTTAATTCTTTAACTAAAACTGCACCTGATCCACCATTTGAACCATTACCTATATTATCACCTGCTCCACCTCCGGTGTTAGCTGTACCATCAGCTAAAGTAGATTGTGAACTTGCTCCTCCACCGCCTCCATTAGGTCCAGTTGAAGGCGCTTGTGTTTGACCAGCAGAACCAGCATTACCACCTCCACCAAAAAAACCACTGTCACCATATTGACTACCAAAATAAGGACTATAATCTACTCCTACTCCACCAGATCCTGAATTACTTGGACCAGCGTTTTGTCCAGACGCACCTTTTCCTCCGCCACCACCTCTATTTCCATATTGAGGTGCAGGACGTGTACTACTTCCTCCAGGATTTCCTTGACCCGGTGATCCATTTCCACCTGCAAGAGTTTGTCCTACGTTAGTATAGCCGCCACCACCACCAGATCCTCCCGGTCGTCCAGCATCACTATCCGCTGTTCCGGCTCCTCCGCCAGTAGCTGTAATAGGACTTGATTGTGTAGCAAAAACAGAATCTGCTCCATTGTATCCTCCGCCAGTAACAGCAGGTCCAGATCCAGGTCCTGAATCAGGAGCTGTTCCTCCTGCTCCTACAGTAACCGTAACTGCACTTGCTGGTAACGGATGTGCTGGTGTTAATATTGTACCTCCAGCTCCCGAACCTGCATTATAACTACCACCACCACCTCCAACTACTAAAACGTAATCAGCTTGTGGCACGGATCTATTAAAAGTTCCAGGGGCTGTAAAATGAGATATTTTAGTTCCTTTTGTAGGGGTGTTATTTACTCCAATAACTCCTCCATTATTATTAGCCATTAATTATTCTCCGTTATATAAATCTCTAGAACTTTGGGACCAGGATGTTCCATCCCATTGATATGTTGAATCGTCTCCATGTATTGAAAGCCATTTTTGATCTTCTTCATTCCAAACAGGATCAATATATTTATATGGTTCTCCATTATATGTATAATCACATTGTGCATCAGTTGGATGCGCAACAGGAGGTTGCCATTCATTATTAGAATCTAATGTCCATGATGGAAAATTTTGTGGTGCAATAAAAGCATCTTTAGCAGCATCGTAAGAATAACCAATGCCTGCATATCTTTCTCTAAAATTTGAATTATATGAAGTTTGTTTCCATGTTCCAGGGTGTCTAGCAGCTACAAAGTTTTCTGCTTCTACAGAAAGATCTCCACCATTTTCTTCTACTTCTTTATTTGAAAAAGTAATAACGGTTTCTACTATATTGTTTTCATCTAATTTTGCAAAGTGTGCCATAATTTTTCTCCTTTAATATAGTAGACTATTTTAATAAAATTTTCTACCAAAAATATTTTTTAACTTGACCAAGTACCAGCTTCAACATTAAGAAGAACTTCATTCATACTCCAAACTCCACTAACATTTTGTAATACGTTTGATTCTTTAATTAAAACTACTCCAGATCCTCCATTTAAAGATTTTCCAGATGGATAGTTAGGATTACTACCAGCACCTCCGCCAGTATTAGCTGCTCCAAATTCAGGTCCAGTTGGTGATCCAGGATCAGAAGTAGGTGCGTCTCCGCCACCTCCAGATCCTCCAGTAGAAGCGCCATTACCACGAGAATTTGATCCAGCTCCTCCACCACCAAAAACTCCATTTTCACCGTATTGAGTTCCGTATGTTGGAGCATAATTTGATCCAGCTCCTCCATTACCTCCGGGAACTCCATCAGGTCCACTTGGTGATTGCCCTCCAGCGCCACCTTTTCCACCACCACCACCTCTATTTCCAAATTGAGGTGCTAATCTATAACCATTTCCACCATTATTTCCTTGACCAGACTCACCTGTTCCAAAAGTATTCTGTGGTCCAGATGGTCCGTAAGTAGCTCCAGCTCCCGATCCTCCTGGTATACCACCATAATTTCCATCATTAGATCCGCCTCCTCCACCATCTGTACCAATAGGTGAAGCAGCTCCAAATTGAGAATCTCCACCTTGTGCAGGTGCGTAAGGATTAGCAGGAACTCCTGTTCCTCCTGCTCCAACAACTACAGGAACTCCTGAAGCCGGTAATGGATGTGCTGGTGTAAATATTACACCTCCTGCTCCAGCTCCTGAAGCATTATTCCAGTTACCACCACCACCTGCGACTACTAAAACGTCTCCTTGTGGCGCACCTCTATTAAAAGTTCCGGGAGATGTAAATTGAGTTATTAAATCACCTAGAGTAGGTGTTTGTGTAGGTCCAATAATTCCGCCATTAGCCATAGCTGATTATCTCCTATGCGTCGTCTAATACTTCGTATGAAATAAATAAATCTAAATCAGACGCAGCACTAGCTCCACCCTTTAAGATATCACCTTCCATCATATAAATAGGTGTGTCCGATAATACTAACGTTGCGTCAGCAGGGACTGAAATTGTTTTTGCTAAATAAACTGTTGCATCTGCTCCTGTTGCAGAAATACCTGTTGCGCCAGCTGTTGTTAAACCGTCAATAAATAAATTAAAAGTTGCGGCACTTGACCCATCAACGTTTGCAATTGTAATTCTATTAATTTTTACAATTTTATCAGAATCAACTGTCATTAAAGTATCAGTTAATCCTGTTCCTAAATTCCAACCTAGATTACCACCTACGATTGATGTTACATTTACTATATTTGGGTTTGCCATTTTTTATTCTCCTTTAATCTTTTTATCCGAAAACAATTGCCATTGCAATCGCTTTTCCTGTTGATATACCAAAAGTTGATGTCGATGTAAACCCTAGAGTTCCAGCTCCATCTGTTGTTACTAAAGCTTGAGAAGCAGAGCCTACAGCTGCCGGTAGTGTTAATGTGTAAGAACCACTGACTGTTGACGGTGCATCTATACCTACAAATGCTGAATTATCAGCATCTGCTAATTTTAATGCATTATTATTTGCTAAAGTTATTTCTGATGAAGTAGCCATAACATCGATAATGTCAGGGTTTGTTCCATCATTAGCTGTTGCGTAAATAATTTTAGTTCCTTTGTCTGTAGCAGACCATGTTACAGTATCACCAGAACCACTAACATATTTAAATTGTACTGTATAAGCACCAGAAGTTGAATTTTTAATAATATAAAAAGTTTGAACATCAAGAGGAATTGTTACTACTCTAGCTCCAGAAATAGAACCTGTTAATTCAATAACTCTATGAGCAAGTGTTGCTCCAGTTGATCCATCAGAAACTGAAAGAGCTGTTGGTGTTCCAGAATCTCCAACTGCTTGAGTTGTAAATCCCCCAACGATTTGTTCTACAATGTTTAAATTAGTATTAGTTTTTGTTCCCCATGTACCAGCGTTTTCACCGGTTGCCATTAATTCTACGCCGAGAGGTGTATATGTTGATGCCATAATTTTGTTCTCCTAATTAGTATCTTTTTTTAATTTGTTTTATACTCATTGTCAATCATTTACTGCAGTGTAATTTGCACTTTGTGTTGCTGTAACTGAGCTATATCCAGCACTTTGGTCAGCTGTAATAGATTGATAACCTAAAGGTGCTACATTACCTACACTAGCAGTTGCAGAAACTCCTGTCAATCCCATACCTTGGTTAACTACAACAGATCCTGTTGTTGAAGTTGAACTAACCCCGGTTAATCCCATGACATCAGCTGGGGTTAATGCCCCTACAGTTGATGTAACTGATTGTCCAGTTAAATTAACAAGTGTTCCACCACTTGTTGTTATTGCTCCTAAATTTGATGTTAATCCTAATCCAGTTAATCCCATTACATCGGCTGGTGTAATTGCACCTACAGAGGACGTAGAACCTAATCCAGTTAATCCCATTACATCAGCTGGTGTAATTGTTCCAACTGATGAAGTTGCGTTTTGGCCATCTGGTGTTAATGTAACATCAGATATAGCTGTTGGTGCTCCAACTGATGACGTTGCAGACACTCCAGTTAAACCCATTACATTTGCAACATCTAAATAATATTCTCCACCCCAACCAGTTGTTGTAGATCCCCAAGTTTGTTTACCCCAACTAACGTCTTCTCCGATACCTGTAGTTGCTTCAACACCAGTAAGTGCTACGACTAAACCTGATTGTCCCCAGTTTTCAACACCCCAACCATCTTGTCCCCAACCTGTATTTATTTCTGTAGTAATTGTAGGTGAACCTATTGATGAAGTAGAAGAAACTCCCGTAAGTGTAAGATCAACATCGGCAAGGTTTCCCCATTCACCATCATTCCATGATTGCGCACCCCAACCTACATTAAATGCTTCTTTAACACCCCAAAGATTTGAACTCCAACCTAAAGCACCATAAGAATCTTCACTGATAGTATTTGCTTGTCCACCCATTCCCGAGTGGTTTGTGCAATAATAATATAAAGTTGGTGCAGAGGCTGCTACTGTAATTTGTGTATATGCACCTGATTGACCAGGTGTGCCATTGGTTGTTACACCAGTTGTATACTCACTGCCCGAATTATGTGTGCCGTCACTTGTTGTAGAAAATCTTAATGGATGAGAACCATTTGATGAATCTGCTTGATCAAATTTATAAGTTCCTGTTTCACCTAAATTTAATGTAGCTTGTTGTACGCCATCGATAAAATATTTATTACCGCCACCGGTGCTAACTACCGTTACTGTAAATGTTCTGGTAACGGACATACCGCGTTACCCCTTACGCTATTCTAACTATAGCGTTATCTGCGTCAGCTGTTGGAAATTGAATTGTAAAAGTTCCGCTTGTTACAGTTTTGTCTGAACCAAATGCGATTGCACAAACTGCTGGATCACTTGTTGCTGAATCATTAAAAATTAAACAACCATTAGCTGTAAAAGAAGCTGATGTCCAAGAAATATCTGCAAAATCACAAACTGCTGTATCTGTGGATAAAACAGGAGTTACACTTGTAAGTGCTTTTCCTTTTGCAGAATAAGCTGAACCTGATGTATTTGATATTTCGTTTGATGAACTATATGCTGTTGTTGATTTATTTAAAGTTGCTGAACTTGTGTATAAAGCTAAGTTAAAAGTATCTCCAGATGATGCTGTAAAATTATGTATGCCTTTTAAAATTTCAACTTTAAAACTGTTACATATTGCCGATGTTATTGCCATAAAAAATCTCCTAATTATTGAGGCGGTGACTCGATTGGTATTCTTATTGTTCCATCCGTGTAATCGTCTCGTCTTCTTCTTCCAA